GAGATCTAGCTGATAGCTTTCTGGATTTTGCTTCAACAGTTTGTTTTAACACCTGAATGTTTAATCTGTTACCAGGCGCACCTTCAAGTGAAGCAGTAGCCGCCGCTTTCGCAGAAGCGTTTGCTAATTCATTACCTGAATATGCGTTAGCAATAGTGAATGGAGATAGTGCCTCGTCACCAGCAACAATACCTGCTGTGCTGTTTGCGTCTGCATATCTCACTCTTAAAGTGTGGATTTGACCAACTGGACCTGTCATAGGTTGTACACCTACGATTTCGTTTGCAATTACAGTTGGCATTACACGTCTAATAACTGGTAGAATTACTCTATTTAGAGTAGCAACGTTACCGGCACTTGTCGCACCTGCAGTTGCCTGCTCTGCCAAATATTTGCGTGTATTTTCTAGAGTTACGTCCATCACTTTTGATTTAGTTCCAGACAGACCTTCCATCAATGCTGATTTAGTTTCTGTCCATTTGTTTTCAATTAGTGTATTTGACATTTTATTTCCCCTTAAATACCTGCTAATTTTCGCATCTCATTGATGCCTGCGTCAACTTCTGTAGCTTTGTTACCAGTTACTTCACTTCTGTTTTCATTAAGAATTTTAGCTCTTGCTTTAACATCGTTGTCCATAACTGCTGGAAGATACTTGCTGAAAGATTCTTTCAACTTTGCAGTTTTCACAGTTTGAAGTAGATCTGACATCACTTCACGCTTCTCTCCTGATAGAGGTGACATGATTTGATCCATAACCTTACTTCTCTCCAGTTGATCTTTGGCTACTTCAACTTCAGTATCTTTAGCCTCAATCACCTTGTCTTTTTCTGAAAGAATTTTGTTAGCTGATTCTAACTCTTCTTCTTTCTGCTCTAATTGTTTGATCAGTTTGTTTACTTCGCCCTTCTCATTCAAATAAGAGCTGGTGTATTCACTTGCAAACGCTTCAAACATTCTGCGTCCGAAATTGTTTTGTCTGCTTGAAGTAATATCTTCTTTAAGCTGTGCAAGTTCTTTTTTTAGAACTGCTTCAACTGTAGATTCAACTACTTTAGCTGACTTCTTAACAAAGTTTGCTTTCATTTCTGCATACTTTTTCTTTGCTTCAGCAACAAGTTTGACCTTAGTTTCTACTACGTCTTTCTTGTCTTGATCAAATTCTTTGATCTCTTCAGCAAGTTTAGTAACCACAAACTCTTCTAATTTAGCAAAGTTTTCAGCTACTGAATTTTTGTCTGCATGTAGTTCAGCAATTTCATTCTTAAGTTTTTCGAAAACAAAAGATTTTAATACGTTAGCATGTTCGCCAATTGACTTTTTATAGTTCACACGTTCTTTAGCAAGAAGTTCTTTGTCTTCTTTAAATTCCGCGATCTCTTTAGCCAGTCCCTCTTTGATCATTTTGTCAAGTGATTCAACCATTACGCCTTTGTCGTGCTCGTATCTTTTAGCAAATTCGGCACGAAGTTCAGCTTCAATTGTGTCACGAGTTTCTTTTAGTTTAGATTCCCATGCTTCCTCGATAGCTTTTTTAGTGTCTCCAGTGATAACTTGTGAGTTCATCAATGGTTCTAATGTTTCTAACATATCGGTTTTTCTCCTCTACTTAATCTTGAGGTCTCTTATCAATTTCGATACCCCGTCTCTAAGGTATCTCTGTGCCGCAGAATCCTGCGATACAGATTGTGCAACTTCCCACACTTTTGCTCCACCTCTCATATTCAGTAATCCTTCATAGATTGGTGTTGGATAAGCATTAGGTGCCGAAGGTTGCGCCACAACGTCGACGGTAATGATTTCAAAATCACTAACTTCGCCTGTTGACTCGTTTACGTTTCCGGATCCTCTAGATGAAACACCTAGTTTTACTCCAGAATTTAACATTGTTTCTACCAATTTGCCCATCGGAGTAGGTAAGACCTTCATTTTACCGTACCCATTGGACCCATCCATCCAAACATCTGTGATCATGTGTGACACACGATCCAAATTTACCTTAAGGTCTTCTGGATGGTCAACTTCACCAAGCACGGAATAACCGCCTTGAATTTGATCTTTCAAAGTTTTTGTGGCTTTTGCTATTTCACTTACAGGATATATTCTTTCGTTAGCGTTTTTAACGCCGCCTTGAATACAAATTCCTTTCATGTATAGGTCTTTGCCGTCTTTGCCATCATTTTCAAGTGTTAAACCTGCTTGGTCAAATGTAAGATTTTCTTTCAGATGTAACATCTAATTGATTAACCCTTTGCTACTGGTGAAGTTTTGTTAGCCGCGCCATCATTCATATCTGGCTTTGGAGCTGGTTTTGGGTCTACTTTGCCTTTGCCACCTCTGTTGCCGTATGGTGTAGTGTCAGCCTTTGGAGCTGAAACTGTGCCGCCTGACTCAACTTTAGTATCAGTTTTCACTGCACTTGCTGTTGGAGTTGAACCACCTTTTGTAGCCACTGGTGATTTTGCTGATTTGTCATCATCACCACCTGCAGAAGCTTTCACCATTTCTGAGTACTCTCTTAGGTGCTCTTCAACAGTTTTTTTGCTTTCTTCTACTTCAGTTTCTTCAGTTTCTTCAACTGCTTCGTCTTCGCCTTCTATAGTTGGTTCTTCAACAGCTTCTTCTGGCTTGTCCATGTCCATGTCCATATCCATTTCTGGCTTGTCCATGTCCATTTTGTCATCACCATTATCATCGTCGTCGCCATTGTCACCGTCCATTTTTTCGAATTCAGCTTTTAATTCTTCTAAAGCATCTTCAAGATCCATCACTTTGTCTTCTAATTCGTCTTGAGTCATGTCTTCGTCAGCTTGAACTGGTGCTTCGCCAACTTCATCAGCAGTTATGTCAGCAACTAAATCGTCTGTAGCATCACCACCAATAGTTTCTTCAACTTCGTCAGTGCTTTCATCTACGTCTTCGTCAGCGCCTTCTTCTACTTCGTCGGAAGATTCTTCAACTTCTTCTTCCTTCATTTTTTTCTTTTTGTCTTTGTCGTCTTTGTGCATTGCTTCATCGACATCATCTTCAGAAGATTCATCTACTTCTTCAGCATCATCTTCTTTCATTTTGTCTTTTTTCTTCTTATCTTTGTCGCCGTGCATTGCTTCATCGACATCTTCGTCTTTAGTTTCTTCGATTGACTCATTTTCAGCGTCATTAGAAACTAATTCTTCATATATTTCTCTTGATTTGTCTACAACGATCTCATGAAAAAGCTCTTCTGCTTTATCTTTTTCTTCGTTTACCAACAAGTCAAGTAATTTTTCAAACTTTTGTGACATTGGGTATACTCCTTATTCGTTACTATTGGCCATAGTTTGTGTAATATAATTATAATCTAGTACTATAAAATCGATAATATTGGTGTTTTTTTCGATTTTTTATCTAATTTTTGGCCATGCTGACAGCAAAACTTCAAGATCTTGATAGTAGATCATGCTCATGTTGTCTACATCACGCAATTTTTTAGGCACAAATCTAAATTCAGGAACTTCTTTGCGTTGCACTCTAATAAATTTTACATCCTTGGCGGAGTTACAGTTTCTACGCATTTGGTTTTCCCAGTTGCCATGAAATGTTGCTTCTTTTTTGTCATCTCTATAGTTTTTTGTGTTCTTATATAGGTTGTTGATACGCAATTTTTCTTTGCCGCCCTTCTTGATACCACAGAAATCCATGCCAAGAATGTATATTTCTTTGAATCCTTTTTGTAATGCTAAGAATGTTGCAGTAGGCCCTGAACTCCAACCTTTGTCTTGTTCAAATCTTTTGAAGTATGTGTGTTTGATCTGTGTGCGTGGATAGGTCCACACTTCGCAATCACTGTATCTAGCATCACCTACTTCATTCATCATCTGTATATCAACACCTACCAGATAGTCAATCTTAGGTTTATCACGATATATTGCATTGATGCCAATTACTTTGCCATATGGCCACAGTCTGTTGACGTCAAAATCCTTGCGACTTTCGCCATTGGCGAGTATAAAACAACGTTCCATTTAATGTATGTATATTATATTGTAGGTGCCGCTTCTTCTTTAGGAGCTGAATACATCTTCTGCACAGTTTCAAGTTCTGATGAGTATTCTTTCTGTTTAATTTCTTGTTCTTTTCTTATATGATTAATCTGTTCTAGTGTCAATTTTGTTTTGCGTAGATCATCAAACTGTATTATGGAGCCATCTTCTTTTGCAGAATAACGCTCATCCATTAAATCAAACATTTCTTTTAAGAACATACTTTATTTATATGTCCGAATCAAGCCAAGGTTGTAGTTTGTTGGCTATAATATCTTCTAATGAATCTGCAGGCCAGTCATCTGTGCCATATTTTTGGCCATTGATCTCATGCCAAAATATTCTTCTGTGGTCAACATGTTTTAAAATATCTTCAAAATGTATTTTGTTAAGTTTGCTTAGATTGTTAGTGTTAAAGTCTTGGTGGCGTTTAGGAATAATTCTGATGTCATGACCAACTGCATCTGCATGTTTACACATTAATGCCAAACTAAGAAACATTTCCCACTTACCCTGTGTCATGTAATTCCTGTTGCTCCATGCATTTAGGAAGTCTTTATCTTTTTGATTTGTAATTTTTTGATTATCTTGGTCAATACTTCTATCAATCTTACGCAAAGCACTTTGCCATGTTGATGTTGTGAAGTCATTATCAGTATTTTCAAGCCTTGTTGGCTC